GTGCATATGTAAAAGACCCACAGGTAGGTATGCACAAATGGATTATGTCTTTTGACCTTAACTCTTTGTATCCTCACCTTATAATGCAATACAATATATCACCAGAGACATTGCTACCCAGTAATAAACAAGAGGGGTTAGTTGATAAGATTCTGGATGGTAAGGTTAGAAATGACACTGAATATAGTATGACGCCAAACGGTGCATTTTTTAGGAAGGACAAACGAGGATTCCTTCCAGAGATTATGGAGAATATGTATAATGATCGTGTCAAATACAAAAAGCTTATGTTACAAGCTCAACAGGAGTATGAGGACACTAAGAAACCAAGTCTTCTCAAGGATATCTCACGATATAACAACATTCAGATGGCGAAGAAAATATCCCTTAATAGTGCGTATGGTGCTATTGGGAATAATTGGTTTCGCTATTTCGATCTTATGGTCGCTACAGCAATTACTTCTAGCGGTCAGTTATCTATACGATGGATTGAGAAGGCTCTTAACATCTATCTCAACAAGATTGTTGGAACTGAAGAGGAAGATTATGTTATTGCAAGTGATACGGACAGCGTATACATCACTTTTGATACGCTTGTATCTAAATCTTTTAAAGACAGAAATCCTTCTACAGAGTCCATCGTCAATTTTCTGGATAAAATTGCCACTACTAAAATTGAACCATTCATTAACAAATCATATCAATCACTTGCTGATACTGTCGGGGCATATGAACAAAAGATGATCATGGCCCGTGAGGTTATTGCTGACAAGGGTATATGGACTGCAAAGAAGAGATACATTCTTAATGTTCACGATAGTGAGGGTGTAAGGTATAGTGAACCAAAATTAAAGATTATGGGTATTGAAGCGGTCAAATCAAGTACGCCAGCACCATGCAGAGAGAAGATTAAGGAAGCATTGAAGATTATAATAAACGGTGATGAGAAAATGCTAAATACCTTTATACAAGAGTTTAGGGAAGAGTTTATGACGTTATCACCAGAAGAGATTGCATTTCCTCGTAGCTGCAACGGTGTAAAGAAGTTCACAGGAGAATCCAGTTTATTTGGTAAAGGTGCTCCCATGCACGTTAAGGGAGCGATATTGTATAATCATTTGGTGAAAGAGAATAAACTGTCTGGTAAGTATCCCTACATTCAAGAGGGTGACAAGGTAAAGTTTGTGAATATGAAACAGCCTAACATCTATACATCCAGTGCATTTTCTTTTATAACTTTCTTTCCAAAGGAACTTGACATACGAGACAGAATAGACTATGATGTACAATTCACTAAGGCTTTCGTTGAACCGCTTCGGTTTATCACTGAGAAGATGAATTGGTTGATTGACGATAGTTATGGTACACAAGGCAGTTTAGAGGATTTTTTCGGATGAGATATAATAGATACACGCTAGATGACCTAAAGAAATCTTCTGACCGTAAGAGGTTCAGTTACATTTCATTCTTTGCAGGCGGTGGAGGTTCATCTGCTGGTTACAAGCTTGCAGGCGGTGATGCTCGTTTTGTAAATGAGTTTCAGCAAGTTGCAGTAAACACATACTTAGAGAACTGGCCAGGTACTCCTCATATATGTGGTGATATCAAGAATGTCACTGGACAACAAATTATGGAGATGACAGGACTTAAAGTAGGTGAATTGGATATACTTGATGGTTCTCCACCATGCCCGCCGTTCTCTATGTCTGGCACTAAGAAGAAAGGTTGGAACAAAGAGAAGATGGCTTATGGTATGAAGCAAAAGAATATCGAAGACCTGACATGGGAGATGATTCGTATTGCTGGTGAGATGATGCCAAAGGTTATTATATGTGAGAATGTCAAAGGTCTGACTATGGAGTATGCAAAACAGCATCTTGATCGTATGGTTACAGACTTTGAAGGATTGGGTTATGCTACAACATATAAAGTACTGAATGGTATTCACTTTGGTGTGCCTCAGAAGAGACAACGTGTATTTATCGTATCAGTTCGTAATGATGTGCTTGATGATATTGGTATGCCTTGGATGTTGATAAGTTCTTTATTTCCTGATGGCGCTATGGATGAAGAGCCAACAATAGAACAAGCAATTGGTGATTTACGTCTTGATAATGAGAATAGTGTAGAAGCACATGAGTTGCGTGAGTCAATGAAGAAGTCTGCAAAATACAAGTGGTTGAAACGATTACCCAAGAATCCAGAGAAAGTTGCTTCAGTCGGTGATGATGTTGTCGGCCCATTTTATGATAAGTTGATTGCACACAGAAAGAAGTGGGGTAAGAGTATACCTGAGAGAAAGAGTTCCTTCTACCAGAGCCGTCGTGTTCCGTGGCATCAGGCAAGTCACACACTTTCAGAGCAAGGTTTACAGACGAGTCTTGCAGTTCACCTTCATGCATCTGAGGACAGAGTATACACTACGAAAGAGAGTAAGCGTATAATGACTTTGCCTGAGGATTATAAATTAACAGGAACACTTAACGAAAGACTAGCACGTATTGGATTGATGGTCGCGCCAATGTGTATGAAATACGTTGCAGAATCAATTTACGAGAAAGTATTGGAACCGTACAATGAACTACATAACAGCAAAGATTGATAATGGTGAAAAGAATACTTACAATCAATGGAACGGTAAGTATATTCATGAGACTGACCTAGAGTCTATTGTAAGAGTAACAGAGGATACTGCAATCATGAAGCCAGGTGTTTCTCTTGATGGTAGTGATGTGCCTCTTGCGTATATAATCACAAACGTATTTCCGAATGATACGGTAAGAGATTGCCTTGCAAACATAGAAGACGATTCTATTATGCGTGCTAACTGCTCTGGCCCTATTGATCCTGTAGAGATGAAAAGTAAAGGACTGATAGAGGGTGAGGATTATAAACTAAGAACACCAAACAGCTATTACACAAGAAAGAAGAATGGCGGTTGGGGTATGATTGCATATGCAAACTCTATACGATCAGTGATGATCGGTTACAAACGTGGAAGGTTTACAGGTGGTATCGACAGCTCTGGTTGGACAAAGAGTCATCCAAAAGAATTTGAGACATTACATGGTATCAGTGAGTATAACGATATCGCATTTCAGAAAGCTAATCCTACAGTATATAACAAGCAAAAGAAGTTTGCAGAGAACAATATACAACCACAGCATAGAATGGGTAGTTTCACTACTCTATCTGCAAATCGTTATCATGCTGGACAAACAGGACAGATGAGCTGTCATGTGGATAGTGGTGATACAGAATTTGGTATGACAACCATGTGTGTATTTCGTGAGGGGGATTATGAAGGAGCATACTTGTCTTTTCCAAGATATGGTATAGGTATTGATGCACCAGACAATTCAGTAGTGATTGCAGATTCTAGAGAAATACATGGTGTAACGCCCATTAGCGGTACAGGAGAGCGCTTCAGTTGTGTGGCATATTGCGATAACCGATTGGCCACCATAGGAACAGCTGGTAAGAGTGAAAGACTTATTGGTAAGTATGCTATCAAAGAGAGTGGTAGTCTAGAAGAATTTCTAGGATAGTGTGATATATTTGCAACACTTTACCTTTAAATACAATAAATCGTTACAGAATTGCCGATTAGGCCTTTACAAAGTGTGTTTCGCCGTGTATTCTATTAATATGATGAGAAACAACAAAGAGTATATATTATGAAATTACGTTATCCATTTGAAATTAAAGAAGACACTGCTTTAGAATCTTTTGCAAAGAAACCCGCCATGAGGACAGGCATGACTCTTAAAAAGATGTGTTATGTCAAAGTTACTGATATTGATATTACCTATGCAAACTTTGGTCGGTATGAAGGTAAGACTGATGGTAACACTGTTAGAGACTTACGGACTGAGATTAGGGAAGGTCGTTATGAAGGCCATTACCGTGAACCCCCTGTAATTACGCCTGAAGGTAAATTGGTTGCTGGAAAACACAGGTTTAAGGCTTTTATCGCAGAAGGTGTTGAATACATTTGGGTTGCTATTGTTAAGTTTGCAAACACTAAGGTTTTGCGTCAGTATGCAATTGCTGAAAACTTAACGAGTGATCCTGAGAACAACGGTGATATTCTTGATGTTGTCTCTAACGTCATCTCCGCTATCGCTGCTGGTGATTGCAACAAGAACAGGACTGCAATTAACGCTTACTTGAAAGAGATTGGTTGGAAGAAGGAAATCGGAAAGACTGTTGATACTATTTGTTCTGCTGTCATTGAAGATTATAAACAGATGGACAATGTTACAAGGGATGAATTGATAAAAGCAGTTGAAGCTGAATATGGAATTGACGTTAATGCTGCTACACAGTGGGTTGTTGCAACTTTGCGTGGAGGCAATGGTGATGTTGCTGGTGATCGTCATGCCCGTTTGTGGAAAAAGGTATGGCCTCTGCTAGAAAAAGGTCTTGATGTTAATGTTGCCGTTGGTTTTTCTGATACTCTTGCAAAAGACATTCCAGATGTAAGAAAGGGTATCAAGGATAACTATCAGAAAGATTATGTTGAAATGTGTCATAAGATTGTAAATGCTGACAACGAAAAAAGGTTGGGTAAGATTAACTGGTTGTTCAAGACACAGGTTGAAGGTGAAGTTGGTAACTTTATTGATGAGATTGAGGAATAAATTATGGTGATAAAACCACTAACACATAAACAAATGTCGAAATGTAAAGTTACACACTCTGCCCTAAAGGGTATCATGAATGATGGACTTTGGGATTACAACATTAATAAAAGGGATTGCACTAGACATTTTTATGAGGGTTGTGGTTCTTACTCTTCTGGTTATATGTCTACTAATGCTCAAATGTTAGACTCTAAAGATAGAACAAAAGATCACTTTATTTCTCCCCAGACTTATGCATATTATATTCTTGATAATTGGAATATTTATATTGACTTTGATAAGTTTATTAAAGAATGGACTTTTTGTTCTCAGACTATTGCGGTTACGAGTGAGGAAAATGATACACTAAAAGGGTTTACTCTTAATAATGCTGATACTGGAAATATTATTAAGGTTACTGCTTCTATTGTAGATAGATATGCAATTGCCGGTATAGACCTTTATCATGATAAAGTGGATACAGTGGACAAGTTTCCCTTTCCCGTATCTGAAGAATTTCTAGAGTACGAAAAAAAGTATCTTTTAGTATGATACTGATTTCTATAATCGGTGCTCCTGCTGTCGGAAAGAGTGATATAATAAAAACTCTTTTCGGCAAGGAGTATGTCGATAAACCACCAAACTTAATTGAGCCTAAACCGTTGTTCAAATGCACTGAGTATAACGATTACCTATACACTGGTAATCGTGTACTCTTACTTGGGCAATATGATGAAGGGACATTTTCTGGAAGCGATTCGTGGAGTTACAGTGTTCTGGCAAAAGGATCGTTTGAGAGTTTCATTGAAGAACAAAGCAAGAACTATGATAAGATTATATTTGAAGGAGATCGTCTAACTAGTAAGGTAGAGTGGTTAACAGAAAACTATGATACCAAAGTGTTTATGCTGACGATAACGCCAGAGGAAGAACAACGGCGACAGGATGATCGAGGCAATCAACAAAATAAATCATGGATA